CGGTTTTATCCATATCAAGTTCAATTGAATTCCCGATTAACCATTCCAATATATCCTTCTTATTAGCAGGTATATCTTCAAGTGTTAAATCTTCCTCTTCTTCTTCCTCTTCTTCCTCTTCTTCCTCTTCTTCTTCCTCTTCTTCCTCCGGACAATCCTTAACCAATTTTAATTTATTAATCTTAGCCTCGGCAATCTTTTCAAATTTGGTTTTTTGATTTTCTAAATATTCTTGGTAGGTATCGAATTCTTCTTGGGTAGCGAATTCTAAGTGACCACCTCTTAAGGCATCCTTAGTTAATTTGCTCGCCATTTGTTTTGGAGTTAAGCTCGCAACTTGGTTGGGAACTAACTTCACTTTAGAAATTGGGTCATAGAAAGAAGAAGCCTTCTCCCCAAGAACAATAAATCTAGGTTGTTTGTTGGTATTTTTTTTAGCCATTATCTGGGATTATTATTTTATATTAATAGAACTAAAAAGGGCAAGCCCAATTGGATTTGCCCTTTTTTATAGAATTCGTGGAATTAATTGTTACCCAATTAATACATTCTGAGCAGCATCAGCATCTAGGTAATCAGGGAACCCATCTGTAGCAAAGTCTACTGATTTATCCAAGATTAATACTGAGTCAGACATGATCTTTGCAAAACCAGTGGTTAAACTTACATAGAAAGCCTCGGTTTGATTAGAAACGATCTTTTCAGATTCTAACATAAGAGGTACTGAGTTAAATTTAACCAATGCCATAGAAGGATCTACCATGATCTCTTGATCGGCAGGTACATTCCCATGGATAAAATAACTGGCACTATTCGGTACTGGAGTTTTCAAATCTAAGTTTGCTTCGGTAGGCCCGGAGTTTTGTCTTAGTTTAAATTCATCCATATCCAAAGTGTCAAGGGCTGATGTTTCAGAACCAATGATTACATTTGGAGTTCTACCTAACCTAGACATTCTAATCCAGATTCTAAGCATATCTCTATAAGCTTTAGTACCTGGAGTAGTTACCCCGATAATTGGTGCAGATTCTGATCCATCAGATTGCTCACCGTTTATAAGTGTATTTATTGCTAATACATCTAAACCATGTCCTAACTTAACTCCAAAATCTCTAAGGAATATAGATACAACATCCAGTGATACATATTTCTTTACTTCATATGTAATCTTAATACCTCTTGCCATTTTCCATAAAGATATTTCCTTCTGACCATATGAAATGGTTCCAAGTGAGATTGTCTCACCTTCAGCGGTTCTCTTAGGAGTAGCATCAGACATATTAATATGAGGCATGATAGCTTTTAATCCATCTAACTGTTGCTCTGAAGCAGTGATGGCATTCCAGATTGGAGATGTTCTTAAACCTGTTAAGATAGCCTCCCTAAAGATTTCAGGAATTATCCAAGATACATCCGCTTGACCTACTGTGTAGATGTTTTCGATTGTATCAACCGATGGATCTATTCCGATATCTGCTAGGAAAGAATCCATAGTCATATCATCATCTTCAAATTGTTCTCGGGCGGTTTCAATAAAAGAAGCATCCACAGGATTATCTTTATCTGATCTGAAACCATCGGCCATTCTCACAGTTTCCTGGATCTTGCCAACAAATTTTGACTTTTCGTATTTTTCAATATTCATTATTATGATTTTTTGCAGTTAATTATCCTGCGATTACTATTCTACAATTTTCGGTATCTGCTACCGGCTCCATTACCCACCCAAGCATATTGGCTGCAGTCAGTGCATCCGCTTGTGAGATCTGGTGGTATGAGGTTATATTAGGTTCTACCAGGGCAGTTCCTAAATGAGCAGGACCAGCATTCAATGCTCCTTCTGCTATTCCATAGACCGTACAGAACCCCTTAGCCATATAAGTACATACCGTACCTTCGGCAGCATTATGTGTTGAGATTCCAACCATTAATCTGACATTGTCAGCGGCAACTAATGGGGTTAAATGTCCTGTTGCAGGATCTAATTTTACTGGCTGGCCTCTTTTTATAGAAGCACCAGCAAGCACAGTAGCAGCATTGTGCAGTTTGTGCGATTCGGATTTAAAGATTACCTCTTTATCCGTACTTGTAATTATTTTAGGCATTACTTCTTTTGGATTTGTGGTGGATTATTTTTTATTTTTCTTTTTGGTAGCGATCTTATCTTTTAAAGATTGCCTTGAAGTAGGTTTATCATCAAGCTCTTCTTCACCTTTACCGTTCTTAGGAAGGATTACTCCATCGGAATTAAGAGATGCAGAAGCTCTATTGATATCGGTAGATTGGCAAGCATTACATGTAGCTTGGAATCTCTCTTCGGCTTGTTTCTCAAAAGAAGCCAGTAATGAGGTAGCGGTAAGATAATCCGCATCTTCAATTACCTTGAGCATTGATGTATCGGATTTATCCTCCCCTCCTTGTAAGGCGATATAAAGTTCTTTAGATCTAATTTTTGCCGCAGATAAAGCACCATCGGCTATACCTTCTTTCTTTTTAAGAGTTACTATCTCTGCTTCCAAACCTACAACTTGAGTTGTTAAGGTTTGTTTATCTGTATCAGCAATTATTTTAGCTGCTTCCAGATTTTCAATTTTATCAGCAGATTCTTTTAATGATTTAAGGTGAGTACCAAACTCTGCTTCGAAGTTCTCTTCCGTAATACCATTATCCTGATCTAGAGTAAAACCGATTAATGCCGCTAGGGCCATTATGTCTTTCATACTTGTGGATTTATTGTTTTCTGATTTATTATTAATTAAAGAATTAAGTGTTGTTGCTTCCGATAATGAAGTAATATCCGATTTCCAATTGAAAGCAAAATCTTTCTTCCCTTGAGTATTTTCAATTTGAGTTGCAGATAGGTTATAAACAGCATCAGAGTATTTGGGATTAACTATTATACCATTATCTCCAATTTTTTGGGCAAAGACATCAGCCCCATGAGATACCAGTGAAGTTTCATGATAAGATAATACTGAAGTAACTATCCTTCTAATCATAATACCCTTATCATCGTAGGTTGCTAGTTTATTCCAGAATTCATTATCCTCCATATCAGAATGTGATTTCACCCACTTGAATCTAACCGTTACCGAGTTGGAGTGGATAGAAGGGGGATCCATTAATATTCCCCTAGCAATTCGGGGGTTTGATTTGGCATCTATCTTTAATATACCATTAATACCCGCTGGTATAATAACCTCCTTACCTTCTATAGTGGTTTTAATCTCTTTCTGCCAGAATACTTCTTTTACTGCTCCTAAGGCATTACCCACGGGAGTTTCATGGTCGGGGTTAACCGTTTGACCCACTAAAAGATTCATGGTTTTCTTTAATACATTCTTTTCTCCGAAGTCAATTGGATTCCATTGTTTATGAACAATAGCTGAGGAGATCAACCTAAATGTAGGTTCTATAAACTCATCATCTGTGGGGTTTATATCCTTGGCAGTAACATCAGGATAATAGGTAGTATAATTAGGAGAAGACATATCGAATAAACCGAATTTCTCTAAATCCATATTCTGTATATGGTTATCCAATTTTTTGGATAGCTCATTATGTGAAACTATTGAGGGTTTATATCCCGCAATAAGAGAATGACCTGATGCTAAATCTATCTGATCAATAAACTCTCGGGCTTTTAATTTAGGCATTATGATTTTTTGGATTTTGGTTGTTCTTTCTTTTTATCTCTTGCACCTTTATCGGATTTGGCATCTTTCTTATTCCTATCTTCTTTTTTTGCAGCAGGTGCCATAACATTGGTATCTCTAGTTACTCTAGGATCTTTTTGGTTGGGTTTCTCATACCCGGCTTCTTCTGCAAATTGTTCTTGTCCGATTATACCTTGGTCATACAAGGCTTGTAAGTTTCTTACTTTTATTTCCTTGGCTTGTTGGCTCTTTAAATCATCGGTTATAGTGGAGGGTTTAAATTCAACTCTTAATCCCTTTGGTCTGAAACCCGCTAATCTCAATTCTGTATTATACCAATCATCCAATGTATTGGCACACATTTTCTGGACATTACTTAATTGAGATAACATCTTTGTGAATACAATTGATAAGGCAGATTCTGATCCCCCGCCTTCCGATAGAAAGGCAATATGGTGTTTTAAACCGTTTGCTACTTGTTGCTTGGCATTATTAACCAGGATATCCAACCCTTGTATATTTGATGAGGTAGAGTGGAATTCATATTCATGGTCCTCTTTAAACCCAACTGATATACCATCTTTAAATCCTTCTTTAACATTATCCTTGGTTTCAACCAATAAAGCTTTTAACCTAGTGGTATATGCATCAACGTTCTCATCCCCATTCATATCGGGCTTTTCTAAGCCTACCTGTAAGAAACCTAGTACCCCCAGCATTTCTAATACAGTATCTATATTGGTATGCATTTTATCTTGACTAGAAAGAGATTTCAGAGCGGATAAAAATGGAGGTGTTCCATAAGGAATTTCTTCATCTGTTATTAGTGCATCGTAGGTATAGGTTAGGGGATTTAATTTAATATAACCCGATTCGTTTAATACCTGGGTTTTAAAATGATTTACTATTTGGTAGGGTTCATAACGACCATTTGTAATACCATAACGGATAAGTTCTGGATTTACTAAACCAATTCTAGATATACCTCGTAAATTTAATTTAATAACCTTCTCTGCCGAGATTGCCCCTCCAATCCATATTTGAGCAATAAGTCGTGAAACTATACCATCAATGCCAGATACTCCGTCCAACCAACCCCCTGATACCTTCCTAAGGTGTTTTCTCATCTTATCCTGCTCATCTGCCGGAGTGTCCTGATCAAATCTTATATGGTGGCCCGTATTTGTTAATTGCACAATATCCATTAAAGCTAACCCCATATCTGGATCTACTTTATATAAATCCCTAATTACGGGAATACAATTCTGGTTGAACTTGGGGTTTACATAAGAAACAGCCTGCTTCAGGATGGTTACCGGATTTTCTCCCTCGTTTATTTGAGACTTTCTACCCTTGGGTAAATCAACAACGGGTTTTCTCTTATTCTCAATGATTTCTGGTTTTTCGTCCTTAATATTAAAGATGAAAGATCCAAGAATTTGTAATGTGGTTTTTTTTCTCATTTACTGTGGTGCTACTACTACTGTTTTGAGTTTTCCTTTACGGACGAAATTAGTAATACATTTTCCGATAATTGCATCATCGTGGTAAGTATTCTCATCACCTTCATCTCCCGATGATCTCCCTTCTTTACCTAATGCCACCGCTTTATTTCTTTCATTATAAATAAAGGTGTAGGCTTCTTGTACAAAGAAAGGGTCTTTTATTATTACTTCATCATTCCTGATATCGGATTCCAGTTCATCTATAACTACTGGCCTATT